AGGCTCGACGATGACGCGGATGACGATGTCATCGATCATCTGCATAGCTTCCAGCAGCTTCTCAGGGTCCTGCAGCAGCTTCACCAGATCGGAATTGAGCATCTGATCCTTCTCGGATGCGCTCAGCCCTGCGTCATTCCGCCCGGCAACACGGTCGATGTGCTCCGATTGGACAATCGAACTCAGCACATCGACGCGAGCCAGCAGGCCTTCCTTGATCAGCGCGGTCGGGCCAAGCCGACGCGCCAGAACCTTGCCGCCTGAGGGGACGTCCAGCGGGAACACACCGGGACCGTTGCCCCAAGCCGCTGGACGGTACTGCTCAGTGCCGGAATCGGCCTTCATTTGGCCGCTCGTGGACTTTTTCGCCTTCTTGGGGTCCTTGGCTGTCATCACCGTGATCCTCGCCTTAGATTTGGAATTAGAGGGTTTTGCTACTTGCCGGACTTCTTGCGCTTGCCCTTGCCCATCACTGCCATCTGCGCCGGAGTCTTCTGGTTCCTCTTCAGCGCCGCTGGCAGCTTCCGCTTCCCGGCCATCCCTAGAATGGACCGAAGATGGCGACAGTGAGCGTGGTCGGGGTGCCGTGCACCAAGTTCACGTATCCCGTACCATCCTTGAAGCGGGCGGGGACGTCGATCCACACCACGGCATCCGTCGTGGCCGGAATCGAGGCCGGGACCGTCACCGCGTCGGCCCAGCCGCCTGCCAGCGACGCTCCGGCCGGAGCCTGAGCAGCCGACGTCTGATCGGTGATCTTGAGGATGCCGGTTGGAGTCGCACCGTTGCGGTAGTGAAGCATGTACTTCCCGCCCGCAGCGGCCAGGAACTTGTCAGCGGCAGTGCACTGGGTGTAAGTCGGGGTGACGGCCACAATCCCAGGCTTCTGGATGGCCGAAGTCATGTCAGTCACGGGATTGCCACCACACTTTCGTTCTGCACGAAGTCGTACAGGCGGTTGACGGGCGTGCCATAGTTGGCGTACCCCTTGCCCTTCGCGTCGGTGATCCAGAACTTGCCGTCTTCCTGGCTGCCGGTGAGTTCGCCCGTAGCCTTGCACCGGTACACGATGCAGTGGAAGTCACCGCCGCTGTCCGAGATGGACTGTCCCTCGACGCGGAAAGACGGCCGGACATCAGTGACGTTCTTGCTGTAGGTCTTGACCTGGTTGGGCGTGACACCGGTTACCGTGACCGTTCCGCCCGCGAGCGCCTGCCAGGCTTCCAGGCTCAGGCCGCCAGCGCCCAGCTCCCAGTCGATCTCAGAGCCGTTGCCGTGCGACGTCACCAGGTGATCATCGCCGCGCAGGTCCTCGAAGTCCTCGTTGTCCGAGAACGTGAATGTCTGCGCGTTCGGCAGGTCGATGCCGGTCGCCGCGAGCACCAGCGCCGAAGCGTCGGTGTACGGGGTAATCCGAACATCACGCAGACCGTACGGCAGAGCCGTGCTGCTGAGTGTCATCTCTTACTGTCCCTCCTTCGGGAGGCTCGGAGAATCGCAACGTTTCCAGCAAATTGCCTGTCAACGCGTCGAATCGGTGGATCACTACAACTCCTTTGCCCGCGCCGCAGAGGCGATCGATGCATTTAAACTCGATCACCCCATCATGCCACTCGGCATGTTTACGGTGTGCGCATCGGAGATCCATCAGGAGCCCAGCGTTACCACTCGGAAGTCGTTATCCGACAGGATGCAACGGCTGAACTCGGTCGGGTCCAAATCGAGCCGATGCAGAGGGACGTCGTTCAGCGGGGCATCCCGCTGCCAAACCACTTCCGCGTGCTCGCGCCCAATGGCTGTCTTCCAGTCGGCCGGTCGGATGATGCGGATGTTGGCCCGGCCAACGTACCGCACCACCTTATCCGTGACATCCGCCATCGGCTGCCGCTTATCCGTCTGGGCCTCAGCCTGCGCGGTCGGCTGCTTCTCGGTCATTTCATTCTCCATTCGCAATGAACGTGATTGCGGCAATCCGCGACATTGCCTCATACACTTCGTCGTACGAGTCGCTGGTCTCTCCGCCCCACTCAGCGGCGCAGATGAATCCGTCAGCGGGATCGCTCCCTGTCGGCTCTCCAGCGATCTCGTCGGCAATCTCCTGCAGCCGCTTGCACGCCGCGCGGATTGGCGTCCAGTCCTTCTCTCGGCTGTAGATGAACACATCAAGGTTCTGCTCATAGCTGCGGATGGCGCCGCGCTGGCCCGCTACGCCCGGCAGCCGATCGCGCCAAGTCAAGAGCATGAACAGCTGCACGCCCTTATCGATCGAGTCCACTGTCTGAGTGTGCCATATGTTGCTAGCGTTGAATCCGATAGCATTCAGCTGGCCGTCCACGGACAGGCGATCATAGATGTGCGAAGAGAGTCCCATTATCGCATCAACGCCATCAAGCCCTGGCACATCGCCATCGTCTTCCGGCCAAGCTCAGGCAGCGTGGGGCGAATGATGGCGAACTTCCCGCCTTGCATCGTCTCCAGGAAGATCTGGTATGGCATGCCGCCGTGCAGGATGATCTGATCCTCGAATTCCATGTGCTTCGCGTCGCCTTTCAGCGTCGCGCGAGCGTTGCCGGTCCGGTCGGTCCAGCGCGCGCCCTGCTTCATCATCCGTGTGCCTTCGTCGGCCTGTCGGTCAATCAGGACTGCAACCTTGGACTTCAGCTGAGGCGTGAACATATCCAGGCCATAGGCCAGAGTATCTTTCTTCCAGGTAATGCCCTGTGGCGAAGACTTCTTAGGCTTACTCTTTGCCATAGCGGATCACCTTCGCTCTGCGCTCGTAGCCGTTATCCGGAAGCAGCTCATCAATCTCGAAGCGGCCTCCAATGCTGTCAGTCCAGTAGTCGCCTACCTCCCAAACGCAATCAGCGTATCCCAGCAGCTGATGGGTGATCTTGCGCTGTTGGCCCTCCGAGGAACGAAGACGACCGGGATTGTTGCCGACGATGGTGGAAGACTGATCGATCAACCGGAACACCTGCGGAGCACGCGGCTCGCCATCAACCGACGCGTAACCGTTGGAGGTCTTGGTCTTGATGACAGGTATCAGCGATATGGTGATCTGGACTGGCTTGATGAAGGCATCAGTGTTCTTGCGCTGAATCCTGCGCTCGGACGTCGCGCTCATGCTCGCGAGATCCTTCGGAGCACAGGCGAGTTTGGGCTGCCGCCACTCTCAGCCGAATTCGCCAGATCGGTGTACATCTTGATCATGTTTTGGTATTGCGCCTGGACCGATCCGAGCGAGCGCGAACTGCCACCCTCGCTGATGTTCACGAGCCCTGATGCGCTGGCAGCCTTCTCAATCCAGATGTCCCGCGCAGCTGCATAGAGGCTCGTGGCGCTGGCCGCACGAGAGGCCATCTCGGCATCATCATAGATGGAATCGGTGTCGACTTCGTCGGTGTAGCGACGCAGCAACAGAATCGGGTCTAGCGCCACTGCTCCTCCTTTGTCGGCTAGCATTTGGCCCCTACGGTGCCCTGACGGGTTTCATCTCCGTAGGGGCCAAATGAATGGCTCTCGCGCTACTCGTCGGCCTGATCGTCGTCGGCCTGAAGGATGGCGATGAGGTCTTCCTTCTTGGCCTTGCTCGGCACAGCCAGCTCGCGCTTGGTGACCTCGGCAGCCAGCTGGTCCTTGGTCCACTGGTCGTACGGCTTGACTTCGTCGTCGTCCTCGTCGTCGCCCGCGAGCGAATCCGCCTGCGACGCATACTGCGCGTCGTTGATCCGGATCAGCTCGCCGTGCGCGCCCTCAAACTGCGAGGCCCAGGCCCGATCGTCGTCGGACAGCGGTTCATTCCAGTCGATCTGTCGGCTCATGGCTCCTCCTTACTGGTACAGAGTCGGGACGGTGTACGATCCGTTGGTGGTGATCTGCATCACCGCGCCCGCGCCGCGCAGGCGCACGCCGGTACCAAGACCGTGGATGTAGGTCGAGTTGACCAACGGGTATTCGTTGCGGTCGCCACCCTTGAGGATCAGGCCCTGCAGCGAAGGCTGCGCGTGCTGCCGGATGCCGATCAGGTTGGTGCTGTGCGATCCACCCTGAGTCGCGAAGCCGAACACGTACCCAGCCGGAATGTTGCCGTCCTGCGCCAGGAGGTACGGACCGTATGCACCGACCACATCGAATCCGGCCCACGTCGGAGCAGGCTGCGAACCGAACAGCTGCACCGTGGACGGCAGGATGATGTTCGTGCCGGACGGCGGAACGAAGTCGTACGACGCCACAGCGCTGTTCTGGTTGGTCACACCCGCGCGCCAGGCGCGCATCGCCGGAGTCACCGTGCTCGGGTTCATCATGATGACGATCTGGTACCCGTTGACGCGGTTGAAGCCGTGCTCTTCCAGCAGGCCCGCCAGCGCCTCGACGTCACCGGAGTCGATCGTGGCAGCGCCCGAGGTGACGTAGTGCGTGTGAGTGTTGGGGTTGAACGTGTTGGTCTTGTAGTTCGGGATGAACTCGCCATCCGCGTTGTACAGCGGCTTGGCCAGATACGCCACGTTCTGGATCGTGGTGGAAGTGTTGGCGGAGTTGAAGAGGCGCTTCATGACCAGCCGGAACTGCAGCCGGTTGTCGGCCTCCAGGATCTGCGCCTGGACCGTGTCCACCTGCGCCTGCGTGGCGTCCGAGAGGAACTGGAACGTGAAGCGCGCCGCGACATCGTACCACTTGAAGTCGTACGCACGCGACTGCACCGTGACGTTCGGCCGGACAGCCTTCGGGAGGCCGAACTCAGAGGCTTCCTCGAAGTCCTCTTCGATCGCCTGCGGAACGTCCTCGATGATCTGCGAGACGTTGAACGTCAGCAGATCCAGAAGAGGCTGGCGCGTCTTGTTGAACTCCTGCAGCAGCGACTGGTACTCATCCCAGATCGCGTTGAGGTCCTGGCCATCCCGAGTCTTCTGCAGGATATCGCCAGATGCGTTGTAACCGTGCGGCATCTCCAGACCCCCTTACCGGCCGACGCGAACGATGAGCCGGGTTGCGTTGGCTGCACCGCCTTCGACAGTGTGGCCGACGTACTGCGGCGTGCCGGTCGTGGTCGCGGTGACCGCCCCCGTGGCGAACGCTGCGAACACGTCGGTGCCGGCAGCGACGACAGTGCCGGAAGTGTCGGTGAAGTCCACGATCTCGCCATCCGTCATGACATCGATGATGTCACCGGCTGCCATGACGCGAACGGGGCAGATGATGCCCTTGATGCCGATGGCGGCAGCAGCTCCGCCGACGACTGCCCGGCCAGAGCCATTCAGGCTCACCGCCTGGACGACACCGACGTGCGCGGAGTCAATCGCAGCCGCCAACGGCGCGCGAAATCCACCGCCCATCGGTTCGTACTTGTCGATACGGCTCACGCCGCCTCCTCATTTTCTCGTGTATCAGCCGTTGCTGGCGACTCGCCCGCGCATCGCAGGCCACTTGGAGGCCAGCTGCTCGCGGTTCGTTGCCTGCCCGTGCTGCCTGGACGTACCGGATGCTCCGGTCGCCCCCTTGCCGGTACCGTTGTCGCTCGCGCCCTCAGCGGGCTTGAGCAGATAAGCGTGGTCCTTCGCCAGCTTGTCCAGGGCCGCTTTCACGCCCTTGGGCTTGCCGTCGTCGAACGTGATCAGTTCGCGGTACTCCCGGTCGATGATCTGGAGGACCGTCTTCGGGTTGTGCCACTTGCCGGAGTACGTCTGGTCCATCAGGATGGCGTTCTCCAGCGCCTGCTGCTGGTTCTTCTGGCGCTCGGCCTCCAGCTCCGCCTTGGCAGCCTGAAGCTCCTGCTGAGTACGCTCGGCTTCGCTGAGCTTCGCATCCTCGATGTCCTTGAGCTTCTTTTCAGCTGCCGCCTTCGCCCGGTCCGCAGCCTGCATCCGGGCTGAGACAGCCTCGAAGTCAGCGCGCGACACGGTCTCGGGAGCCTGGGTGCTGGTCTGCTGGCCGCTCTGGGCCGGATCAGCGCCTGTGCTGGGATCGGTGCCAGTGGTATTCAGTTCGCCCGTCTGGCCGCTCTGTGCCGTGGGATCGGTGGCGCCGCTCTGTGCGCCTCCGGTGGGCTGAGACATTCCTGCTCCTTGAATGGTAGTTGCCTATCCACCACGGAGCATAACGGTGCCCGGAAGCGAGCCGGATCAACTAGGCAGCATTCAGGTATTGTGCGGCATAGCTGTCATACGCGCCTCTGGCGAGATTTGCCAGGAATTGCTCATCCGATACGCTGACGGGCACCACGATGCAGAAGCATTGCGGATGTGGCTTTGCAGGTACGTGATCGGGGCGGTAGTTCCCATCGCCGTCAGTCCCGCCTTCGGCAATGTCATCGCATACATCCGGTTTCGGATGGCTCGCTGACAGCTCCCAGTGCATGCTCGCAATCCAGGGCTTCCCTTGAGCCGATTGAACAGCTAGGGCATGGGCTGCGTTATTGATCTCGGACCGAGCGAGCCGCATTGCCGCATACCGCAGGCCGCCAGGCGTGTCCGGATTGATGTAGGGGGCCAGCTCAGCGGCGAACTCCCGAGCTGAAAGGCCGCGCGCCAAGGCGGAATTGATCCGATTGTCCAGCACGCGACCGATGTTCACTGAAGAGGTGTAGACACGCTGCGAGAG